AAGGAGATACGGTGGCAACACTAGACGGCTTTGAACATATTGCCGAACGGCCAACAGACGCGATTGGTGTACCACTGCTCTCAGGAAGTACTTTTGTTAATACTTCCAACACTTATGACTGTGCCATTGCTGGCCTGCCATTCTTTTTTGCCGTCAACGATAAGTACCCATACAAGCGTGAGACAGCTCAGTACCGCAAGCAACAGATCGATCAGCAAAAGGAACCAGGTGAGCAGACGCTCACAGGCTGGTGGCTACGCAGCCAGTCCTCGTTCCACTACGGCGCTGGCATTCGCTACGAAGAGCCAGTAGAAGGCGATACGGTCAACCTACGCTTTAACAAGTCAGCTGGTGTTGAGGTATTTAACCTTGGCCGTGTAGACCTGCTACCAGATACTGAGCAGCTTTACTCATCTACTGGCACAGGCATGATCGTCAAGGGTGGCAATGATGGCACCAACGACTTTGCCTTGATAGCAGATGGCTCAACTTTGACCAAGGTAGTTCAAGGCGGATCGCCTGTCACTGTCACATGGGGCGGATCTGGCACCATTCTAGACCTTACCCTTGATGGCACAAACTACTATGTTGCTAACGCCACAGGCATTTATCAAGGCCCGCTAACACTAGGCATCAATGGCACATCAGTATTTACCCATCCAACATCTGCCACTGGCACAGTCAATCGTGTCAAGATGAACTGGGTTAAGCAGCGCTTGATCGCTGGCGTAAACAACTACCTCTTTGAGATTACACCTATCGTTAGCTATAACGTCACCACTACAGTACTTGGCGCTTACAGCCAAAATGGCAATTCCTACACTGGCAACGTGGCTATTATCGGTACTGGCCCAGTGGCTCACAACTTCACCATCGGTTCTCTTGTTACCGTAGCCTCAGTCGGCTCACCATACAACGGCACATGGGAAGTAATCGATGTTCCTACGCCAACCAGCGTAGCGCTGAACATCCAAAATACTAACGTTGCACCAAACAATTCAGCATCTGGAACCATCGTTCTTGCTTCTAACAACACAACTCCTATCTATGCTCACGTTAACCCAGCATGGAAATGGACAGGCATTTGCGAAGGTCCAAACGCTATCTATGTCAGTGGCTACAACTCAGACTCATCCAGCGTGTATCGTCTTTCCCTTGATACAACTGGCGCAGTGCCCCTACTCAACAAGGCGTTGACCGCAGCTGATATGCCAAAGGGTGAGATTATCCTTGCGCTTGGTGCTTATGTTGGCAAGTACATGGTATTTGGAACCAACAAGGGTATTCGTATCGGCACCATCGATACATCAGGCTTTGTATCTTCTGGCTATGTTACCTATGGCCCATTCACAACCATCACTCAAGGCTATGACCCAGCTAGCGGTACATACCTTACCCCTTCGGGAACCGATGGTTATGTCTACGACATTGCGTTCAATGATCGCTATGCCTACTGCACAGTCTCTAACTACATCGACAACGGTGATGGCACCAAATCATCTGGTTTGATCAAGCTAGATCTTGGCAAGGAAGTTGCTACCAACCAGGTTGCCTACGCAACCAACCTTCGTAGCCCGCTGGTCAGCAATGCCTATCTCAACTCAACTGCTACTAGCGTAGCGGTGTATGGCAAGACTAGCCGCTTGATGTTTGCTATCAATGGCCACGGCGTATACATTCAAACAGATCCAACTAATACTCATTCCAGCGGTGCGCTCTGCGCATCTGGCTACATCCAAACAGGTCAGATCCGTTACCTTACCTTGGAAGATAAGCACTTCAAACTTATCAAGCCACGCGTAACTGCACCCGTTACTGGCAATATCAAAATCTCTACAGTAGATCCAGCCCTCAACATCAATGACATTTATGTCTTGACAAGCACCAGCGATCTAACCCAAGACATTGCCACTGGCCTAAGCAGCCCAATCGAATCTGTTGGATTTAGATTTACCCTTTACCCAACAAGCGATACGCTTTCATCCACAACGCTCAATGGCTACCAGCTCAAGTCCCTTCCAGCCGTTGCTCGTGAGCGTGAGATTGGCGTACCAATCCTTGTCTTCGACTTTGACATGGACCGCTATAACATGACCACTGGGTATGAAGGTTATGCCTTTGAGCGCCTAGCTGCGCTTGAGTCAATCGAATCAAACGGTGACGTTGTCATTCTTCAAGACTTTACGACCAACGAACAAGTTCAGGGCGTAATCGAATCTCTTTCATTTGTTCGCATGTCCCCACCAGATAAACGCTTCTCGGGCTTTGGCGGTGTGTGCATGATCCAGTTCCGTACAGTTAACTCATAAGGATGTAACGTGACAGGCTCAGATCTAACAACAATTCTCTACAACACGGTATTTACCCTTGGTGCTACGGCAACTGGAGTTTGGTATGTGTTTAAGCATGGCGTAAAAAATGTCATGCGTGAAGAGTTTGAAGATATTAAATCAATCAAACATGAGGTAACACCCAACACGGGCAGTTCTCTTAATGACGCTATCCGCAAGCAGGTCATTCCAATGGTTCAGACCTTGATTGAAAAGCAGCAGAATATAGCGGTTGATGTAGCAACCCTTAATGGCAAATTTGAACAGCACATTAGGGAGCATAATGCTTAAAAAATTTTTTAAGAAAAAATATGTGCACCCAGATACAGGCGATTTTCTAACTTTTGCTGAGCAAGCATCCTGGAAAGTCCAAAGCATTATCCGTAACTGGTTCTTTGTATGCTTTTGGTCTGCTGTTACTTTTGTATGGTGGTGGCAACCAACATGGTTCACCGATACTCATGCCTACATTAAGTGGATGAACCTAGCCTCATGGCTAGCAGTAACAGTAGAACTTATCATCGGTATTGCCATGATTGGTCAGACTAAGCGTGATGCTCTTATCATCCGCCACATTCTTAAATTAGAAAAACAAGAGATTGAGCATTTGGAAGATTTGATTGAGGATAAGAAATGACCTACCAACCACGCATTGGTGACTACGGGGTAGTCAGCAGCAATGGTTTTTTTGCCAAACTTATTAAACTAGGAACGGTGTCACGCTGGAACCATGCGTTTATCTATATTGGTAATGGTCAGATCGTTGAAGCTAATCCTACTGGCGTTACTGTTAGCCCAGTTGCTAACTACCCACGCATCGCATGGAACATGCATGAAGAACTATCCGATGACCAACGAGCAAAAATTGTTGATCACGCCAAGTCAGCAGTCGGACGGCCATACAATTTCGGTATTATTATCATGCTGGCATTCCGTGCCTTAGGCGTAAAGATCTTTCCGCATGTGCTCATCAATTATCTTGCACGACATGAAGGTTACATCTGCTCTGAACTGGTAGCTGAATGCTACGCAGAAGCAGGCTTTCCCATCTGCCAAGAGGCGGACCTGTGTAACCCAGGAGACTTAGCAGAAAGACTTATCTGGCAATGACTTACCCATTCATACAAGCAAAGCATTACACGCCAGGGCGTGATGGCAAACCCATCAAGCTCATCGTCATACACACCATGGAAACACCACAGACCGAAGGCCGTGCCAAGCAGGTAGCTCTCTGGTTCGCTGGCGATAACGCTCCGCAAGCCTCTGCCCATTACATGGTGGATGACAAGGACATTATCCAGACGGTTAACGAGGAAGATACTGCTTGGGCAGTTGACCAGTTTGATTTGAACGAGCAGTCCATCTCTATCGAACATGCTGGCTACGCGGCTCAAACACCTCAAGTGTGGGCAGATACATATGCCACGGCTCAAATAGCCCTCAGCGGGGCTTTAACGGCCGATTTAGCCCATCGCCATGGCATTCCCCTGGTCAGGTTAACCCCTGCACAGATCCTTGCTGGCCAGTCTGGCCTATGTGGCCATGTTGACATTACCAACGCCTACAAGATCGCAGGTGGTCACACGGATCCAGGCGTAAACTTCCCATGGCCAGCATTCCTGCTGGCAGCCAAAGATGCTTATGCTAAAATAACGTCGCAGGCATAAGCCTGCTTCTCACTATAGGAGACGTTATGAAGATCAGTAAGAAAATCGTAGAACATTACCTAGCTGCTTTGTTAGTTGCTTCTGTTTCTATCTGGCAGACAGGTAACCACCACCTCAAGACAGTTGCTTGGGGAGCATTGGTTGCAGTTCTTGGACCAGTAGTTATTGGTGCTTATGAGCACTTCAAGACTCAAGCAGCAACACCAACAAAATAAAACTTAATAAGATTAAAGGCCCTCGCTAACGCGGGGGCTTATTTTTTTTGCAATTTTGCTTTATATACTCGCTATCATGCTTGCCGCTCGTTATCTATTATGGGCGCTCTGCGCCCTATCCATTAACTCGCTTCATAGCTTACGCTCGTAGTATAACCATAGGTAAATTTTTTTGTCAAATTGAGCCACTGGCGTGTCTCATTTCAACCCATAGGCGACAGACAATTCGCGCCGTGCTAGAATCGTGCCATGGAAACAAACACAACAGAGACAACAGTAAATCACAGATCGTTTTCGTCCTTTGCTTCATGGGTACGATGCGGTAAAGCATGGCAATTAGAGCGTGGCTTTGCTATTCAGACAGAGCCAGCATGGTGGTTTGTAGCAGGATCTGCATTCCACAGCGCAGTTGAACGCTACCTTTTGGAAGTGCATGATGGCCAAGCCTAAAGACATTAAGAGTTTGGTTGTAATTCACGGCGAAAAGGCTGACTATTCATCGCTTGGACCTATTCGCGTATGCCCATGCGGTTCTGATACTTGGCACTTGAAGGTCAAGTTTGATGAAGACAACACGATTGGAATGTACTTTACAGACATGCAATGCGTGCTATGCTCATCCCTCGCTACAGCACCTACACCAGAATGGGGAAAATAATGTTTGCTTTATGGGTAAATTTTTTAACGCGAATTAACTCTTGGTCATCCCGCAAGTTAAATGAAATTTTTGAATGGGATGTAAACGATATTGACTGGGATGATGAATGTGAGGATTGTGCATAATGGGACAGAAGCGAGCTAAGGTAATCAGTCGCGCGGCCTTTGAAAAGGCTTTTGTTGAGACAGAAATTCTCATGCGCAAGGCGCTTGGCGATTTGATTGCCAAGGAGATATTGACTGAAACAAATCCAGCCACTATTGTTGGACTGAAAAGAGCGCAAGAAATAGTGATAGGAAAGAAAGTCGATGAATCTTAAAGAGATTTGGGACCACGCGTTCCTCTCCGAGATTGGTGTAGTCGAACAACGTACTGGCACCAACCCAGTGGATTGGCGCGTCGGTGGACGTGCATCCAAAGCCAACCCTGATAAAGAAAACAAGGCTTGGTGGGATGAGAACGGCCTTAAGATGTTCGAGAATTTTGTTACATCTTTTAAGAACAACAATTGGAAAGTCTGGACTGCTCCAGATGGCAAGCCAGGTATTGAATTAGGCTTTGATCTACACTTTGGCGATGTGCGCATTAAGGCATACGCCGACTTGGTACTCATCAATAAGGATGGGTCGCTGACTGTAGTAGATCTAAAGACTGGCGCGTATACTCCAGACTCTGCCATGCAGCTGGGTGTATATGCATCTTGTATCGAGATGCAGTATAACGTGCGTCCTCAGCACGGGGCATATTACAAGGCACGTGATGCGGTTCTTGAGCCAAGCCCTGGTCTAGAACTGTGGACCATACCTGTCCTTACCGACCTTTTTGCTCAGTTTGAGCGGGGTATTCAGGCCGAAATTTTTTTACCCAATTTAAATATGATGTGCGGTTCGTGTGGCGTTAAGGATTATTGCTATGCATATGGTGGTAACCTTGCCCATACCGTTGACCCATTAGCGCAAATCAAATAAGTTTACATAACAAACATACAAACAAAGGAGAAAAAATGGCAGCACCAGAAGAGACAAAGTTCCAAGTGAACTTTAAGTTGTCCAATGGCAACTTGATCAACCTATATGCAGCAACCGCGCACGAGCTTGAAGGTCAACTTCAATCTCTCAGCGATCTAGCACAACTCATCCTTTCAACAGGTGGCGTGCTTGAGAACAATGCAAATATTGCATATGCAGTTAAATCACTTGGCGCAACTGTTATCGATGAGCCAGTGTGGGCTGCAAAGGCAGCACCAGCTGCTAGCGCACCAGCAGGATCTGCACCAGCATGTCTACATGGACCAATGGTTCTTAAGCCAGCTGGCGTATCTAAGTCAACAGGCAAGCCTTACAACGCTTTCTACGCGTGCCCAAGTAATGACCGCGCTACCCAATGTAAAGCACAGTCTGCATAAATAGATGCTATCGCTGTCTCAGGCAGCAGTAAAGTCAAGTTATGACCATGCAATTCTGCCCGACCTATTCCCCACATTACAAAATGAGGGGATTAGGTTCAGGCGTGGTCAACTAACAATGATTGCTGGCGCACCCAATGCTGGTAAGTCATTGCTAGGTCTGCACTTTGCTGTTCATATGCAAGTACCAACGCTGTATATCAGTGCTGATACTGACGCTTATACGACTGCGATAAGAGCTGCTGCCATGATTAGTGGCCATAGAGTATCTACTGTTGAAGAAGGATTTGCTACCGAAGAAGGCGCAGCATTCTACGCCCAACAACTGGCAGGCATTAAACATCTTCAATTTGACTTTGCTCCATCCCCCACTCTTGATGAAATTGATTTATCTATACAGGCCTATGCTGAAGCATACGGCGAATACCCTCATTTGCTTATTGTTGATAACGCTATGAACGTAGTGTCTATGCATGAAAACGAATGGTCTGGTCTTCGTGAAATTGCCAAAGCCATGCACCATATAGCTAGAGAGACTGATGCAGCAGTATTCTTGCTACACCACACCAGTGAAGGTGAAGGTCAGCCAGATATGCCGCCTAGTCGTAAATCCATCCAGGGCAAGATCAGTCAATTGCCTGAAATGATTGTTACCGTTGCTTTACTTCCTTGGACTGGCGAATTTAGAATCGCCGCCGTAAAGAATCGGTTTGCAAAGAACAGTGCCAGTGGTAGACAATATGTATCATTGTGGACTGACGCGTCACGAATGTCGATCTGGAACTACAAACAAACGCCGACTACAAGTTGGAGTGATGAGGATGACGATGAGTAGTTATGGCAAACGTAAAGGTTCTAAGTTCGAAACAGATGTTCTTGGGTGGTTAAGGGGAAGACTACCCAAGGCAATGACAGAAAGGCTTGCCCTTGCGGGGGCTAATGACGAGGGGGATTTAGTCTTAATCGTCGCGGGCAAGCCCTATGTCTTAGAGCTAAAGGCTAGAACCAAGCTCGATCTTCCACAATTTTGGCGTGAGGCTGTAGTCGAAGCGCAGAATTACGCAAAGGCACGCAACCTTGACACAGTGCCACCATCATATGTCATTGTTAAGCGTCGCAGCGCAGGCATTGAAGATGCTTGGGTTATCCAGACATTAGATCAGTGGGCAAACATTCATGACTAGCAAACCCGATCTTGGCGCGGTGCTTGAAGCATACGGATTACATGTCCAAGAGCGTTATGGTTGGGTTGCTTGCAAGTGTGTAGTGCATGATGATAGCCACGCAAGCGCAGCTTATAACCTCGACAAGCAGGTATATAACTGTCTAGTTTGTCAGTTGCTAGGTGATGTATATGACCTAGTATCTCGCAAAGAGAATATTAAGGAGTTTAAAGATGTTAAACGCAGAGCAGAAAGCCTTGCTAACGGAAGCAGCAAAACGCTACGCGGACAACATAAGTCCCCAGGCTCAGTCCTACCTACAGGATCGCGGCATAAGCCCGCAAGTGGCAAGTACTTACCTTCTTGGAAGCGTCGTGGAGCCTAGTGTTGGGCATGAGCATGCTGTGGGTATGCTTAGTATTCCTTATTGCACTCCTTCTGGAGTGGTTGGAATAAAGTTCCGCAGATTAGATGATGGCACGCCAAAGTATTTATGGCCTACTGGGCAGAAGATAGGGTTATTTAATGTCAAAGATTTACACAAAGAATCGGACACAATTGCCATCTGCGAAGGCGAGCTTGACACAATTGTTCTTTCTGGTTGCGTTGGCCTTCCTAGCGTGGGCGTGGCTGGTGTTAGCCAGTGGAAAGCGCACTTTCCTAAACTTTTTGAACCGTATAACAAAGTCTTAATCTTTGCGGATAACGACGTGAAGGAAGATGGTCGTAATCCAGGACAAGAATTGGCAAAGCGAATCAAAGAGGATTTGCCAGCTGCCATCGTGGTGGGTCTGCCAGGTAACGAGGACGTGAATGATCTGTTCTTGAACCATGGAGCAGAATGGTTTTATGATAGAATTTCTGCATGACAACCATAGCAGCCATCGAAGGCCCAGACTGGGTTATGATCGGAGCAGACTCGCAATCGTCTGACTCGGATGGCTTTGCTATCAACATTCCTAACGGAAAAGTATTTAAAAATACTAACATTGTATTTGCGCTAGCTGGTTCAGTGCGGGGCATTAACATCCTTGAGCATGACTTTATCCCACCTGCAATCAACTCTAAAGATATTGACAAGTATGTCACTCGGCAATTAGTCCCTGCTATACGCAGGGCTTTTGTCGATGGTGGCTATGAATTTAGCAAGGCTGAGTCTGCTGTTGAGCAAGACAACATCATGATCATTGTGATCAAGGGTAGAGTTTATAGGCTCAACGAAGATTACTCATGGGAACGCACCATTGACAATATCTACACCGCAGGCAGCGGGGAACGCTTTGCTTTGGGCGCTATCGCAGCACTGGCTAATGGCTCACTGGTTGACGATCATGTCAAAGCCCGCAAGATCATCACCAAAGCCTTGCAAATAGCCAGCAAGTACGATGCTTTTACTGGTGGCAAGATCACAACCACTCTCATTCAGGAAAGCAAATGAGCGAATACAACCCAACATTTCAAGGCGGACCTTTTGATGGTGGGCGTGTAGCCCTGGCTTATTGGGTACTCGACACGATTGAAGTACCATATGAGTATCTTGATACAAATGTCGTATATGTGGTGTATGATATAGATGACAAAACCAAGGATTATATTTACAAAGGCCAACGCGTAATTCCGAAGGGAAGACCAAATGAGCGAGAGAGTGCAAGTGATCAAGAGTGATGGCAAAGACTTTGCATCTTCAATGTGGGAAGTGTATGACGGGGCGGGTAATCTCTTGCTCAAAAAGCACAAAGATTACGGACCCAAGAACATCGCCCAAGCTCCTGGCGGTCCACTTAATGGCTTACGTGTGCGCATGTGGGACAAGTTGGCACGCATCAATCACCTCACGGACAGTGGGGCAACACCAGAAAACGAGTCTCTTAGAGACAGTTTCTTAGATCTACTCAACTATAGCGCTATTGCTTTGATGGTGCTGGACGGGACATGGCCTAAAGAGTGAAGACCATAGTGGTCGTTAGCGATCTACAAGCACCATATCATGATGTAGGTGCAACGACAGCTTTAGCAGCATTTATTAAAGCATACAAACCAGACGAGGTGGTGAGTGTAGGAGATGAAATTGACTTTCCGCAAATCAGCAGGTGGGAGCAAGGCGGTCCAGGAGAGTGGACTTATGACATTGGCAAGCACAGAGACATTACTGTACGCCTACTTGAGTCTCTTAAAATCAAGCATATCTCAAGGTCAAACCACAGTGATAGGCTTTACAATAAAATCAGACACTCAGCCCCAGGCTTTCTTGGCCTGCCTGAACTTGAGATTGAAAAGTTCCTCAAACTTGATCAACTTGGAATTGAATATCACAAGCAACCCTACGAGTTGGCACCAAATTGGATACTTGTTCATGGGGACGAAGGAAACGTTCAACCAACTGCTGGATCTACTGCTCTCGGACTTGCAAAGCGGGCTGGTGCAAGTGTCGTCTGCGGACATACGCACAGGATGGGTTTAACCCACTGGACACAATCGTGGGGTGGCAAATCTAAGACAGTGTGGGGCTTAGAAGTTGGCCATCTAATGAACCTCAAGCATGCTCGTTACATCAAGGCTGGGCTGTTCACTTGGCAGCAGGGCTTTGCGATCCTCTATGTCGATGGTAAGACCGTTACGCCGCATCTAGTGCCGATCATCGACAAGTCATTTACTGTGGATGGTAAAACATGGCGGTGGTAAAGCGCGTAGTCATGTTTTCTGGTGGCATTGGTTCTTGGTATGCCGCTAAATGCGTGGCTAATAAATATGGAACCGAAAACCTTTACTTGGTTTTTAGTGACGTTAAAGGTAATAATCCTTCTCCCCATGTGGGAGAAGACGAAGATACCTACCGTTTTATTGAAGATGCAGCCAAAAATGTTGGTGGCACTTATGTGTACCTTAATGAAGGTCGAGATATTTGGGAAGTATTTAAGGACAAAAAATTTTTAGGAAATAGTCGGCTTGCTCATTGCTCTCATGTGCTTAAACAAAAACCTGCAAGGGCTTGGTTAGAGGAAAATTGCAATCCAGAAGATACGGTTGTTTATGTTGGAATTGACTGGACTGAAACTCATCGCTTACCAGCAATTGTTAAAAACTATTTGCCATATAAAGCAGAAGCGCCATTAACAGAACCGCCATATATGGATAAAGAGCAGATGATTGCGGCTGCTAAAGCAGAAGGTCTTGTTACCCCACGCTTATATGATCTTGGTTTTTCCCATAATAATTGTGGTGGTGGTTGTGTTAAGGCTGGCCAAGGACAATTTAAAAAATTGTTAGATATTATGCCAGACCGTTTTGCAGTCTGGGAACAAAAAGAACAAGAGATGCGTGAGTATCTCGGCAAAGATGTTTCTATTCTTACTGAAATGGTTAAAGGCAAAAAACGAGCATTGCCATTAATTGAGTTACGCCGTAGAGCAGAAGACTCTCCGATGCTTATTGATGAATATGATATTTCCGGGTGCGGTTGTTTTTTTGAAGAGGATGAGCGCGATGGGAGTAATTAAAATTGGCCTTAGCGTAGCTGATGTCACTTATGCAACCATCGAAGCGGTGGAGCGTTACAACTTTAATCGTGACAATGGCGCAGATGTTGGCAAGGTAAGCAAGACATGGCCAGAGGCTATTGCTCGTGACATATGCGGTGTGATCGCAGAACTAGCCATGGGTAGATGGCTTGATAAGTTTCCATTCTCGCTCTTTGAAGATCGCAAAGATGGCGACGTTGGTCATTACGAAGTGCGATCAACTGCTTATCCATATGGCAAGTTACTGCTACAACCAGATGACAATAAGAATCGTAGATACTTTCTTGTTACTGTCGACGGTCACTATAAAGCCAGTATTCTAGGCTGGATTTGGGGTTGGGAAGGCATACAAGATCACTTCTGGGATGAGAAAATGCCAGTGCCATGCTACGCAGTTCCGCAGAACTTACTCCACGATCCAGAGGAATTAGATTGACTTGGTTAGATGAAGCACAAGAAATTGCCCATACAGTCGCTCGGCAAGTGCACCGTAAATACAACACTTACTTTGATGCAAGTGATGTCAAGAATGAACTTATCGTGTGGGTGCTGCGCCGCGAGACGAAGGTCAAAGAGTGGCTTGAGCATGATAAAGATACTGAAGATTATCGGACTGGTGTGCGCATGCTTGCCAAAACTTTGCAACGCCATGCTGAGAAGTATTGTCGCAGAGCTAAAGCGCAAGCGGCGGGCTATGAAGTAAGAGATGAATTTTTTTACTCAGCAGAGATGCTAGAACAACTACTGCCATTTGCCTGGAGAGATGTTGTGCCTACCAGTAACCCAACGGGTGAAAAGGTTGGTGGTGGTGGCAATCCCGCTGAAGGCGGTAACTACATCATCTCACTCTTTGATGTACGCAAGGCTAAAGATAAGCTAGAACCAGATGATCAGTTGCTTTTGCATATGAAATATGTTGAAGCAATGACCTATGAACAAATCTCTGAGTCACTGGCTATCTCTCGCTCATCATCAGAGCGCAAAGTTAAGGCCGCGCTTCGCAGAATTACCCGCGAACTTGGCGGGGAAGATCCATGGACAAGAAAGAAAGTAGAAGACTGATGGCTACCTATGAATATCGTTGTCAGATCTGCAATATCGAAATGGATGTTGAGCGATCAATGTTTGAAGAGGCTATCGATCCGCAGTGTTGCGGTATTGCAATGCGCCGCACCTATTCCAGCCCAACTGTAAAGTTTAATGGGTCTGGCTTTTATTCCACCGACAATGCCAACCCAAGGAGTTAACATGCCATCAACAATCACAGTGGTAGATGAGTCGAAGACTCTTGGCACAAAGTTGCCTGCTATCACACAAGCGCTTAATATCTTTTCTAAGCAAGTAACGACAGCGTGGGGTTTGCCACCTCAACCAGTAGTCATGGGCAGTGCCCGCGGTAATGGCACATGGAACGTCTGCTTTGTCCCGCAGTTTCCTAACCCTTCACTTGCTAATGTAGCCTACGGCTACCATGAACTTGATAGCAATAACAATCCTATTGCCTATATCAGAGTCAATGCTTATGGCTCACGTAATCCATACGGAACATATATTAAGCCACTGACAGTGCTTGGTAGGCAGATCACTAAGGCGTTTTATACACCTGGTATTGCAGCTGTAGCCATGCATGAACTTGCTGAAATGCTTGTTGATCCGCAGATCAATGCGTACAAGTTAGCACCAGATGGAAAGCAATGGCTATGCGAGATATGCGATCACACTGTAGGTAACTATCTCATTTCGCCAGATGGCTACAACGCCAACATCATCGCTCCGGACTTTACTTGGCCAGCCTTTTACAATGTCAATAGTCCTGCACCATATTCACAGATGAATGTGCCTACAAAGCCATTTACTTTGGTACGCGGAGCGTATGGCTACTATAAGAATGGCAATAGTTATACGCCACTTACGGCTACATCAGAGCTATTAGATAAAGAATAAGCCCCGCGGATAGGAACGCGAGGCTTATCGTTATGCGTGGATAGGATCACGCACCGTCGCAATTATACCATAGTCATCGTCCGCTATGCGCGAGCAATGCTTCTCGTAGTCCTTGCGAAGTTGATTGACAGTGTTGTATGGCCCAATGGCGATAGCAACCTGCACACTTGGATGTACAACGACGGCCATGTACTGCTCACGCTTGGCGGTTAATTCCTCAACCAGCTCCCAAACGCGCTTAGCCATATCCTCGCTTGACTCTGCATCCTCTTCAAGCAGGGCAGCCATCTTCTTAATCTCGCTTGGCTTAGCTTTCACGCCAACTCTTCTCAATCGCTTGGATCGTGGGGCAGGGATAAGGAAGTTGATAAGCACCTTCGTTTGTCCATTGTTCGCAAGCATTACAACCCCCTGTCGAATCAGGCTTATGCAATTCCACTACTGCGCGAAGGCCTATTTCGTGTGAACCTAAACAAATAAAACTATTTATCTTTTCTAGCAATTCATCGTGGGTCATCAGTAGCCACCTAGGCAATTCTTAGACTTGGTATGCCGCCGGTATTGCAAGGCGTACATAGTTCTAGTTGGGGCAAACAGTTCTTTCCTGCATGCCCCGCAGTTGCCATACCATTCACCAGCTTCAATATCGTAAGTCATTTAGTTAGTTTCCCCATCCAATACTTACACGCATCGACATTTTCGTGCAACGTGAGATAGCCATAGATCTGGCGGTTATCGAGATATTGTGGCACATTATTCTTGCGCCAGTTACGCGCCACGCGGACATATTCGTAGTCATCAGTACCATCAAAATAACTGGTCTTGTCTAGCACCTTGTTATCGATCAGATAGGTACAGTGAACCAGGTCAACCTCTTTAATACCCCGCACTACGCCATTAAGTAGAGCAAAGTACTTGTCACTATTCTGAAAGTAGCCAGTAGCTGTTACTGGGTGATGATAGTTGCTGTAGCCAGCATGATTTTCTTCACCTTCTGCCACTGCATAGCGCAAAATAGGCGCAATAACGGGCCTATTAGCCTCTACCAGCGTGCGTAAAGT